ACGTAGGCTTCAATGCCTTCGGATTCTTTAGCCCTAACCTGCTGGCGCTGCACTGCGAGTGCTAGAGCCTCTTTGGCGGCTTCAGTATCTTTTAGCCGAACGTCATAAGCCTGCACTGCGGCCAGTAAGTTTTGCTTTTCTGTGGCCGTCAGTTTTATCAACCCGGCGTTCATCTTGCCCAGTAATTCAACGCGCATTTTCTCGGCGTCGTTAAGCTTTTTGCCGCCTTCGTATTCAGCCTCAGTTGCTGCAGTTTTGGCTTTGATGGATTGGATTAGGCGGGCATATTCAGATTCGGTTTTTGCCGCGCCGCCGCCCGACCTTGCCGCTTTTGGAGGGCTGCTAATGTCTGGCAGGCTGGGTTTTGTAGGAGGTGGCAACGGGTCGCCAAAACTGCCAGTTGCGCCGCCCGTGTTAGCTGGCGCCATGCCGTAAAAATCGCGGACGTTATCAACGTAGCGTCGCGAAGCAATCGCAAAAAAACTCTCCCCGGCTGCGCGGCCTTCTTTAAACTTTTTAATGACCTCGTTGATAGACTCAACCAAAGGCCCGACTAAGGAACGCGACACGTCAGTCACGTTTTTTTGCATTTTAAAAAGCTCTTTATTAAACTTTTCAGCCTCTTCGGCTTGCTTGGTGGTGACCGTAGCCACAAGCGCACCGTTTTCAGCCAAGTCTTTAAGGTAAGCCGCTACTTCTTTAAGGCTTTTTCCTAATATTTCCTGCGAAAGTCTTGCTTTGTTGCCATCGTCTGCAAAGCCGGAAAGTGCAATAGCGGTTTCTCTTACCGCCTCCGCTGGGTCAAGTTCCTTCAGTTCTTTAACGCTCAGGCCAAGCGCTTTAAATGCACGCTCTGCGTCGCTGCCTTCTTTTGCGCCGTTTAAAGCCTGATTAAACTTTATAAGCGTCGTTGCGACTGTTTCAAAACTACCCCCAGTGCGCCTGGCTATGTCTTCAAGGGCGCTAATGTTTTCAATCGATGCGCCTGTCGCGTCCTTCAAATCATTTATTGCATCAACGCCGTCATTGATTTTTTTGGCGAATAACGCGAAAGCGCCTAACGCGGCCCCGGCTGCAATCGCTACAGTTTTAAGATTGCTTAGTGAAGCGTTGAATGATTCGTTAGCGGTTGCAGCTTCAAGCGTTTTTGCTTTGGCTGCGTCTAGCTGGTCAAGATAGGGTTTCAAGCCGTTAACGTCAATGCCCCGCTGACCAGCCAACGCCCGGTAATAGTCAGCGCCTGACTTTGCGCCTGCCTCGGTAGCTGCAATTTGCCGCTGAATCGAACCAACTATGTTTTTTGTTGCGTCTTCGACTTTTTTGGACGCAATCCTGCCACCGTCGCCTGACTTTTCCAGCGCCCCACTTGCAGCGGCTCCAGCGTCAATAACCGCGCCTTTAAACCCAGCAATGGATTTTTTAGCCGAACCAATGCCAGCCTCAACGCCCGACGCATCGGCTTTAATGTCAATAATTGCGCTTAAATCTGACATTGGTTTAATCTTTTTGGTTCATTGCGTTTAGGGCGGCGTGTTCAAGCGTGCGAATGTCTTCAAGCAGCAAATCCCATTCGTCAGGTTCAAGCTGCAGGCGGTCAATCAAGGGATAAACAGCGGCGTAATCAAGGCCCGAAGGCCCGCCCATACCGACACGCCATTGCGTGCCAAGCCTGCAGAACAGGTGGACAGCAGCAGCGTTTTCAGGCCAGTAAATTACCGGCTCTTTGTCGTAATCCGAAGCGGTAAAACCGAAAGCGTTTAGCTCCGCTTCGTCTGCCTGTTTTTCGTAGAGGGCGCAGGCAACCTCAGTTAGTTTTTTGCCTTGCCCTCGGTCACGGCTTCGCGGTAAGCGCGTGTGATGGCAGCGCCAGCAGCAGGGAATTCATTGATAAGCGCCTTGACGTTTGATTCTGTAAAGTCGTCTTCCAAGTCCCAGCCGGTAGCGCAGCCCATGATGTAGCGCACTTCGTCGGCTTGGGTTTTTGCGGCGTTTTCAACAATATCGAAACCGGCCTCCGCTGCTTCAGCGGGCGGGTTTTTGATGCCTGGATAAATCTGGTCGATAAACTCCGCAAACTGCGTGCGGTCACGATTGCGGTAGCTCATCGTAATGTCGCCTTTGCCGCCTTGCAGCAGGGGGAACGTGACTTTGTGCGTGAATGACTTAGGGGCGCTGCCGAGTTTGATTTTTGCCATGATGTTTTACTTTTGAATGAGTTAAAAAAGCCCTTGACCGGGAATGACCCGAGGGCGTAAAAAAGCCGCCCGGTTTAATGGGCGGCTTGAGGCAACTACTTAGATGCTGTAACGCACAGGACGCGACTGCAGCGAGAACGTGGCAGACACGGACATAACAGAGCCTTTCGTGAGAATTGGCGACTCATTGAACGACACGAAGCCTTGATAAAGGATTAGTGAGTTATCAGGCAGGGTCAGACGCAGTGCACGAATGGCGCGTGCATCGTTGGCAACCTTCAACGCGATGTAACCAAGCAAAACCGGATCGTCAGCAATGCTGATGGTCACGCTTTGTGCAGAGGTGATCGTCGGGATTTGCGTCTCAAACGACTGCTCAAGAAACGAGAACGTAGAAAATTGTTGCTCACCGCCGCTGGTCGAGAAATCAAGGATCTGGCCGATCTGCGTAAATGCGTTGATCTTTTGCGCCGTGCCAGCACCAGAGCCAGCCGGGTAAAGCGTCAAGCTGACAGTGTCGATACCCTCAAGATTGAAAGTATTGACGGTCACACCAGACACGCGGACAACGCGGTTGTTCAAGTTTGACCAGCCGGAAACCAGCGTGACAATGTCGCCGTTGATAAATCCGTGTGCAGTGGAAGTGGCAACAGCGGGGTTGGCGTTGGTGATGCCGGAAACGGTCAAGACCGTGCCGTAAGTGGTCGCAAGCGAAACGATTGCGCCGTCTGGAAGTTTGGCTGCCATGATTGGCCTTTCATTGAAAATGGACGAAAAAAAACCGCATTACTGCGGCAGGGTTGCGCCCATAAGCGGGCAAGAAAAAAGCCCCGGCAAATTGCTTTGCAAGGGCTTTAGGGGTTGGCCTTTCGGCCTAAATCAAACTGAGAAAATCGTGAAGTCTTGGCGAGTGCCGTACAGCTTTAAATCAAGCTCATAACTACCGACCAGCGAGCCGACCGGCGACGCCTGGAAAACTGTTGAAAGCCTCAGCGCGTCCTCTACCTGTAGCGCCAGCGCGTTAGCAGCAAGCCGCGTATCGGCCCAGACGTTTATTTGCATTCGTGCGTTTCGCTTGCCCGGTAGCGTGCGATCTAAAAACGTGATCGCTTCGCCGCCTACTTGTTGCCATGTGATGTATGGCCGAGCCGGTAAAGGCTCCGGCCCCACGTCTGGATACACGCGAGCGCATAGCGTTTTAAGCAACGTGTTTAGAAAAACTTCAAGCGCCATTGATTGCCCCTTTTGCAAGCTCTAGAAACTTGGCTTTTGACGCTTCCAGTGCCGCGCTTTTTTTGCTGTCGTAAGCGGGCCGGATAAATGGTTGCGCAGGGCTTCTTGCCGTGCCAAACTCGATAAATCGACCGTAGAAAGCCTTTTTCTGGTTGTAACTAATCTGATAGGCGGCTTTTGAATCGCCGCTGTTTGACTTGCTGTAAACCTGATAAATGGATGCTTTGAGGTTTCCCGGTTGATAGGTTTGGCTCTTGCCCTTTGTGCTGTGCGCTTTGGTAGATATTGGAGCGCGCATCCTTACTTCGTCGTACAAAATCTGAGCGCCCGCCTGCGCCGATGGCCTCACGGCTTCTTGCAGATTTACTCGCAAGGCGTCTAACTTGGCTTGCAATGCCGTGTCGTCAAACTTGATGCTTACGCTGGGCATTACGCGACTGCCTGACAAACCAAATCAACAAAGACCCGCTTCGCATCCGGCAAAACTGCTTGAATAGCAAACACCGTAGCGCCTTGCAAAACGCGCATATCAGCCGTCACAGCCCGATAACGGATGCGAATTGAAACCCTGTTTACCGATACGTCAGCGGTAGCCTTGATTGCACTCATGCCGCTTTGATGTCGTATGTCAGCGTACACATCGGCCACGTTTGTCCAGCCTGTCACCGGCTGGCCTATGGCATCAACGCCGACCGCTGGAGCCTGTAGCGTCACCAGTGTGCGAAGCATTCCGGCGCGCATTAGCCGTAAACCCTATACCTGTCGAGCAAACGATCTGCAAAGCCAAGCGATGCAACACCGCCGCCTGTCACTTCAGATTCACGATGCTCGTATTGACTGCCAACGTGTAGCAGCATCCAGCTTTTGATAGATTGCGGCACAAGCGCTGCACTGGCGTAACCAGCAACAAAGCGCACTTTTACGCCGTCAATGTCGCCGCGATGAGTGGGTAAAGTGACGTTGTAAGCTGGTATGACGTTGGTGTAGCCGGTTTCGTCAAATAGCACGCTATACAGCGCAGGCGTTAGCGTTTGCAACAAACCCGCCGCGTCGGTGTATGTGATGCTGGTCACATTTTGGACAGGCGCGCGCGGTAGCTTCAGGCTTTCCAGCGAATCAAAGCCCGCCTCCCAGGTCTGCACCATCAAGGCCCGCCCGGTCAAATGCTCCGCTGTTTCTGTAGCCGCATTAATCATGGCGGTTATAAAAACGTCATCCGTGGCGTCTGTGATGCGTAGATGCGCCTTGGCCTCTGCAAGCGATACAACTAAGCCTGTCGGCGGTGTAATCAGTCTTAACGTCATAGCGCGCCTTTAATCATCTGCAAACCCAGCCGCGCAATGAATGCGTGCGGGCCTTCGTCAATCACTGTTGATACACCGTCGATCACCACCGTCCGCGTGCCGTCGCTGATACTGCAACCTGACAACGCGGCGGTGACTTGCGCGAGCGTGAAGGGGTAGGTAACGCCCTCTTTTGCGAAAGCCGCTTGTGCCTTGGTGTGAAGAATTGACGGCGAGCGGATGGCTTGTGCAAATACATCAGGCACTTGGCCGCTGCTGACAAAGTGCGTCGCAGGTAGATTGCCGGTTGCACTCAGGGCGGTTGTGAACATTCCGTCTGTTTCGCTGCGGTCAAGCACTTGAGCCAGCCTGCGCAAAGCTGTTGCAACGGACAGCGGAATGATGATCGTGGCGTGTTCGTAAATCACGATAAAGCCCTTCGTGCTTGTTCGACCGTGTGCCCAGTTTTGTAGGTGCAAAGCAGCCATGCCGCGTCTTCAAGCGATATACCGCCCACCTCTATCTGCACGCGGTAGGCTTTGACCTCTTGCTCCCAACGGAATGACTTGGACAGCCAGTAACGAAGCAACCAAAACGGGGTGATCCAGGCTTGGTCGTCGTAATGCACAAGCTCATGACGAATCAAACCTTCGTCGTCGCGGGATTCCGGCCGCACGAAGATAAACGGCCAGCAGCTAAAAGCGTCAAAGCCTTCAGGTATCAGGTTGGTGCTGATAATCACAGCGTCACACCTGTTGTATTGGCAACGTAGCGCTCAGCGGCTGCAATCTCTGCTGCGCTTGATGCTGCGCCGCGAATGATCAGGCTGTAGATGCGCCCGTTGAAGAACAGGGAAGTGCCAGCACGAGAGCCGATAAAAAGCGGGTAATTACCAAAATTACCCAATCCCTTGTCGCCTGCTCCGTTTGTACCTGCTACTGCGTTGCGCCGAATTGTGCTTAGGTCTCCCGCAATATCATGTGTCATTGCCACAACCGCAGTGTCAGGAGTAGCGGAAACAATAGTTGCTATTTGGCTTGGTGAACCGGCTGCATTACCGCGTGCGTATGCTTCAAAAGTCGTCCCAGACAACGCTAGAAAAGATCCTGCGTTTGTGTTTGTATTCGCTGATAGCTCTGCAAAAAGTTGTTGTGTTGATACTGCTTTTAAGACACCCGCAAACACCGTCATCTTGTCGGTGGCGGTAAAGTTAATCGCAGCCGTTGCCATCCCGTCATCAACGCCGTCAAATTCAAGGTAGTACCTACCACCAGCATCTTGCCGAAGTATTGGCCTGCTCGCTGCTGTGGCTTGGCTGGCGTGGTTGCCTTCTAGAAGTTTGAGTGATACGTTGTCAATCTCACCGTACCCATCATCTGCGCGAAACGTAAAAAAGCTCGTTACGTGTGTAGCGGTAAAACTGGCTGTGCCGCCGATAACATCAACGGTGGAGGCTCTCCCGACGTTGTTGGTGTCCGCAACGGTAAACCCGACTTCTACACGTATCGTTGTGGCAGTTCCCTTGTATGCGTCGAATTTAAGTTGGTATCTTTTACCAATAACAGTTGCAAATGACTGGTAAGCCTGCCCAAAAGTGGTGGTGTTAGTGACGCGCAAACGCCCAGCCACCACGCTATGCGTTGCTCCTGAGCCCGCTGTCCATCCGGTTGAATCAGTGTTAAACGTGCCGTTAACAATAATCTCTGGACCAAGCACCAACCCAAGCCTCTTATCAAGCATCAAGCCCACAGGCTGCTCTACCGCTGTTACTGCCGTTACCCCTGCGCTGTCTTGAAATAGCGTGCTGAAGTCGCTAGGGTCGTACCACGCGCCCTGCTGGCCGCCTGCGAATATTGCGCTGATCTGAGCGGACAGGCTGGGCGTGCCACCGATACCGCCCATGCACCCTATGCCCATGCCCATTCCAAACATCAGGCGTTCGCAATCACAGCAATTCTCAGCGAGCCACCAGGAGGCACGCCGAAATATTCGACAGTACCCGCCGCCATACGCATAGTTGTGGCAGAAGCTGTGGGGTTTGTGCCGAACTTGACGCTGCAATTAACGTCAGTTGTCAGGCGCACAAAACTGCATTGCACATTCAACACTGCAGACTGCACCGACGCAGCGCCAATAGCAACGGTTTGATCCACCAGTGAAGGCGTCATGGCAATAGGATTCAGCCCGCCGCGCTCATTGCCGCCGCTTGTCGAAAATTCAGTGATAAAGAGTGGCATCGGGGTTTCCTTAAAAGTCAGGGAATGTTTGCTATGAGATACGCCCCGGCGGAGGCGTATGACGCAGCAGTTAGGCGTGTGCCTTGATTGCGTCGGGGTGTAGATCAAGCAGGCCGCTTGCTGCACCGGCATCGGCGTCAGCAGGGGAAAGCGTCACCACTTCCCCCGCTTTGCCAAAGCCGCAGTCGCACAGGACAAACGCCTGTACGGTTTGTGGTGCTTTGGTTGCCATTTTTTATGTGGCACTGTTAACGTAGCAACGGACAGCAGCAGTCTCAAGCAAGTTGCCACCCGAACGTGTCCAGCCGCAGAAACCGACTTGGTTGCGCAGCGCAAAGGCCGAATCGTCAAAGCGGCGCATTGCGGTCGTGCCAGCCACGTCACGAATGTTGTAGTAGCTGAAATCACCGAAGGCGATAGAGCGTGCATTCGCGCCCATCACAGCCACGTCATCATTGATGGCTACCGGGCAACCAAGCAGTGAGTCAGGCGCGCCAACTTGCGTGCTGTATTCCCAGATTGGACGACCCGTGGTTTCCTTCAGTTTGGACACCACAGCAACGCTCAGATCGTTCATCATGAAACGAGCGCCGGAACGATACGCACGATTAACAGAATGCTTCAGGTCAACCAAATCGTCATAAGTGACGGTCAGCGTCTGGCCGGTCACGCCTGTTTTGCCAACGCCCCCACGCGGGATAACGCCGTCTGGCTGGGTTGTACCAACGCCGACAGTAAAGTGCGTGTTTTGAATGCGCGCAATACGAGTGGCAAGGCGATTGACGACGAACGCAATCACGTCGATGGCGCTGTCCTGGATCAATTCCAGCGGAAGGGCAATCTGGTTGCTGGTGTAGTAAAACGGATTCAGCGCAATCGTGCCGAATGTCAATTCGCCAATTGGCGCCAATGCGTTTTGACCAACAATTGCGCCGACCTCTGCTGTGCCGTCAGACGTGGGCCAGTTCATCGGATTGCCGCCTGCGGTAGTGATGATGGACGACACTTCACGCATACCGCCAAAAGCTCGCAGGCGGTCAATGACCATTGACGCGATTTCAGAGGGGACAGTAAAGCCGCCCTCTGCCGGTACAGTGGTTGACATTGCATTGCGGATAGCCGTAGCCTGCTCTGCGTTGACGTTTGAACCATTGCGAAGGTACAAAGCGACAGCAGCCATAACGTCAAGCGTTACGCCTTCTTCTTTTTTGCCGGGTGTGGCATTGAAGAATTTGTCGGCGTCAAGCTCGCGCATCGTCTCGATGTTGGCGATCTGCTTTTTGCCAGCGTTGATTTCGTTTGCAAAGCCGTCAAATTGCGCTTGCTCCTCCACTGTCCAGGACGCGGAGCCTTTGTCCGCAATAAGCTGGTTGGCTTGCTTTGAAAAATTGGCGATTTTCTCGCGCAGTGCGGTGATGTTGCTCATAAGAGCCTTTCAGACGTAAAAAAGGACTCCTTAAGAGTCCTGATTGGTGGCAGTGGCCGACTGCCAGCGGTTTCTACAGCGCGAGAAGCACTATTGAATTGATAGCAACGTCAAACGGTTTTGATTAGTTGCGGACGTAAAAAAACCCGCTGCTTCGGCGGGTTCTGGTGGTGTGTCGTTTGCTGGATCGGGTGGCGGTGTGCTTTTGGCTTCGGGCGCATTCTTGAATGCCGCAAGGTTCCATGCGTTGGTTGCTTTTTTTGCGCCCTCTGCAATGCGATCAATGAAGCCGTTTTCCATGCACTCATCGCAAGTTAGCCAAGTCTCTGCGTCCATCATGGCAATGATTTCAGCGTCAGGCTTGCCGGTTTTGTCGGTGTAGTCTTTGATAATTGACAATTCAATTTTCTGCAATAGATCAGCGGTTTCTCGCAGCGCTGTTTTATCGCCCCAAGCAAATGCGCTGGCATTGTGCAACATGAAAAGAGCACCGCTGCTCATGACAACTTCGTCACACGACAAAGCCACGCTGGTTGCAGCGCTGGCGCACAAAGAATCAATATGGGCAATAGTCTTGCCTTTGTAATTCTTGATTGCCGCCATCATTGCGCGAGACTCAAAAACCGAACCGCCTGGGCTGTTGATCCGAATATTGAGAGTCGGGGCGTCACCAGCTTGGTTGATCGCGCTAACCATCGCCAGCGCACTGGCCCCAAAATCAGGATCAATGATGTCGTATAGGTAAATCGTGGCCTCGTCTGGCCCCTTTGACACATTCACAGGAGACTTCTCGCGCTTGATGTTGTCAATGTGCAGTTTTAGTAATTGGTTCATTCTTTGTTTCCTTACATCAAAAGCAGGAGTAATTCTTCGTCTTCATTGACCTGTACTGTCTTGCGGCGCGCAGGTTGCCAGCGCCCGATCTCAGGGGCCGTCAAACCAGCCACCGCCACCGCCGCCGCCGTTACGTCTTGCCCGTCAGTAGTCGCCGAACTTGCTACGACTACCGGCCCAACCGATGCCGCCGTGGTGTCGCTGCCGTCAGTGCTGGCCGAACTAGCTGCAACCGTTGCGCCAACAGCGCCCGCCGTAATGTCTGCGCCGTTTACAGTGGCTGAACTGGCCGCAACTAATGCGCTGGCCTGCGCTGCTGTTATGTCTGCGCCGTCTGTCGTGGTGCTACTTACAGATATGCCCGCCGCCGCTGCCTGTAGGTTTAGCTGAATTAACAGCATGGTTTATGCCGCTACAAAATACGAAATGTTGACCCGCCAAATAGTCTGCAATTGCGCCGGGGCTGCGATAGTCGTTATCGTGTTTGCCGCTGCTACCCGTAGTGGCGTTGATGGCTGATAAGTTAGTACTGTTACCGCTGTGCCTACCGCGCCCGCTGCCTGCTCAGTGTTCCAGGCTGGATTGCCTGGTAAATTCGTTGATGTAAGCACCACACCCGCGCCAGCAGCTACGCCCAAAGCGTTGTAAACCTTCACCACTTGAATGCTGGTGATGTAGTGAAACAACCCTACGCCAGCGGCTGGCAATGAAGCAGTAACCGCTACGTTTACTAATGCGGTTGCGGTAATGTGCAATGTTGCTGCACGTTGTTCAGCTTGGGCAATGATGCCGTTAGGTGAAAGCGAAACGACTAAAGCCGGGTCAGCCGCAACGGGTGCGATATTTGCCGCTTTAACCGCCACCGGGCCATTGTTGCCACCGTCTGTAATCAGCGATTGCGCCACGACAAAGTTTGCCGCCGATGCGCCAGAATAAACAATACTTGCACTGCCTGATGTAAAAGCTGTAGCTATCACGCGATACACCCGGCCTGAAGCAACCGC